GCCGCCGACTGCCACCAGAGCGGCGGTTTGCGTGGCCGTCTTGCCAGCCACAGGCAAAAGCACACCGGCAGCGCTTGCCAGGGCCGAGACGCCACCGACGGCTGAGCGGGTGCCCATATCCACGCCATGCTGCTTGAGTTCGTCTGCCGTGGTCAAGCCTTCGTTCAGGCCCACAAGAGCGGCGCCGCCCACCGGGCCAGCAGTGGCCACCGATCCCACCGCCTTGCCGCCAAAGCGTGCGAGCCCAAACACGGTTTGCTCGGCCACGTGCGCCGTCGTCGGGTCAGGCATGAACGGTTTGGAGGCTTGGCGCAGCGTGTCGCCTTCGATGCTGCTGGCCGCTTGATCCTGGGCGCGCTGCTTTTCACGGGCTCGGAACTCGGCGCCGCCTGGTGCTTTGGGCTCGGGCAACAGGTTCGCGGTGGATGCCGTGAATGCGCTCCCGATGGCGCCGGCCACATCTGGCACCATGGCCATCGTCTCAAGGCCTGCAGCAGCCAAACCGCGAGGAACGGCGGTGATGGTCTTGAAGGCGCTGAACTTGCTCGCGCTTTGGGGCGCTTGAGGCAAGGGGCGGCGGATCAGGTCATTGACTGCTGCGTCGGTGTCGGCTTGGTACAGGTCGTCCAGCATGGGCGGCTCACTTCGCGTTGATGGTGATGGGGCGGCCTTCGCTGTTCGTGGCGATGCGGCCACCCGACAGCACAGTGAAGCGGCCAGATCCCAGGCTGATCAGTTGGGCAGCGGGCAGGTTCTTGACGAAATCAGCAATGGGCACGGCTTGGTCACCCACATGCACAGACCCATCCTTGACTTGGCCGGAGAAGTTTGCGGGCGTCAGGCTGCGCAGGCGTTCCTCGAAATCGCTCTGGCTCACCTGGGCGGGCAGCGGGATCTTTCGCCCGTTGTGGTCAACGATGGAGCCCTGGGCGGCCAGGCGCACAGCGTTCTTTGGATCGACGCGCCCCTCGGAGGCCAGGCCAGCAGCGATGAGGAAGGCTGATTCCTTCACGTCTTCGGCTTGGCGCTGGTTCGGGTAGGCGTCGCCAATCTCTTGCGCGATCTGTGCGCGCCAGCCGCTTTCGGCCATGGCATCAACCTTGGCGGTCTTGTCCTTAAGGGCTTGCTGACCCTTGAGGATCAACTCGGAGGTGTAGCGCCCTTGGGTGGTCTTGCTTGCCCCGTACTGCAGGGCCAGCGACAGGGCTTTGTCCTGCTTGTCGATCTGGGCGGCCAAGCCTGCAGCGGCTTGCGGGCCAATGGCTTGCCCCAGCGCGGCCAGGGCCGATGAACGCTGCTGCACCGGCAGGGCGTTGATCATCTGCCCCACCTGCTGGGCCTCGTCATTGGTCAGCGGTGACACCGGGCGGCCTGCTCGCGTCTGCACGATCTGCGCGGCCTGCAAGCGCTGGCCGATGGAGCGTGTCAGGTTGTCCGCGCTGCTGATGTCGATGGGTGGCAACGCATCGATCACGCCACGCTGCAGGCCAGCGCGCAATGCATCGTTGCCATAGTCGCGCTTGGAGGCATCGAGCACGCCCTGCAGAGCGTCGCGGCGCTTGATGAGGCTGTCGCTGGCGCCTTGCTGGGCGATCTGTGCATTGACCTGATCAAGCGCCCTTTGCTGTGCGCTGATGGGCTGGGCACCAAACCCGCCGATCTCGCGCGCTCGGGCCTGCAACTGCTTGTAGGTGTCGAGGAATGGTGTGCCCGCGAGCGCCTGCGTGGTCAGCGCCACCTGCTCAGGGCTGTCGGGAATGCCCGCATCGACACGGGCCTGGGAGGCGGTGAATGCGGCCTGGGCGTGGTTCAGCGCTGCTTGTGCTCGAGCCGCTGCACGCTGCTCCAGGATGGCCTGCTTTTGCAACATGGTGGTTTCTCGCCCGTCGAGCGTGGCCTCGATCTGCGCGCGGCGCTGTGGGTCAAGGTCGTTGAAGGCGTCGGAGTTGAGCACCTGGCGGGCCTTTTGCACACTGCCCAGGTCGCGCGCTGCACCCACAAGGGCTGTCGCCTGGGTGTAGGCCGTGCCCTCGCGAAAGCCTTGCTTGGCCTTGGTGATGTCGTCCGGCCCCATGCCTGCCGCTGGCCCCATGGCGTCGATCTGGGCGAAATACTCGGCCATGGCCTTGGGGCGGTCTTTGACGGCCATGCGCTGGTATTCGTCGCCCAGCGTCATCAAGTTGGCGCGTGTGTCCTCTTGGTCGCGCACCGTCACGGCCTTGCGAATCACTGCGGCCTTGCTTTGGGCTTGACCTTCAAGCTCGGCTTGCACCAGCCCCTTGTAGCGCTCATCGACACCATCGAAGGCACCATTGAGCACAGCAGCATGGCGAGCCTGCCATTCCTCCATGGCCTTGTCTTTGGACACCTTGCCTGTCTTGATATCTTGAGCCAGGGTGTCGGCTGCGTCGTCGAGGTTGTTGGTCGTGGTGATGCGAACGCGGGCGGCCGTGGTCTGCGCGTCCCGGTTGGCAGCCTCTACCCCCAGCTTTGTTTCCTCGGCCAGTTGCTGGCTGGCAATCTGTGTGACGCTTTGCCCCAGATCGGCGATGGCCTTGCCGGTGATCTGTCCAGCATCGACGCCAGCGACACGAGGCGCGCGGCCAGGCTGTGCGACCGATTGGCCGAAGTTGCCCATGGGAATGGTTGCCATGCGTGACCCCTCAGAACGAACGATTGACGATGGGCGCGGCCTTCTGGGTGCCCGAGAAGCCGGGGCCATTGGTGCGCCAGCCGGAAGCATTGAAGGCTGTGGCCGCTGAAGACATGAGCGTTCCAAAGGCCTGCGTCTTGCCTGCGCTGCGCGTGGCCCCAGCAATCGAGCCCATGTTCGCGGCCTCGGTGGTCAGTGCCGTGGATTCGCGCCCGCCGCTGATGATGGTGTTCAGGGCGTCGACTTCACCGGCTCGCGTGATCTCCTTGTTGATCACTACCGGGGTGCCAGCATCGACCGACACGCCACCGGCTGCAGCGGCTGCCCGCGCTTCGGCTGCTTGGCGTCGTGCCGCTGCCCGGATGCGCTCGGCTTGGGCATTGGCTGCGTCTTGCTGCTGGCCCGCCTGTGTGGCCAGGGCTTGGCCTTGGGCCTCCTGTGCGTCGGCTTGAGCATTGGCCGCTTGGATGCCGCCCACAGCAGACACCACGCCGCCACCCACTGCCAGCGCCATCATGGCCGTCATCGGATCACACATGCTTCACCTCCGCGCTGGGCAGGCCCAGCATTGAAAACATTCGCAGGACACCACCAGGGCCGACGGGCTCATCGCTCACGCGAAAGCCCAGCCAGCGCAGCCAGTTGATGGAGGTGGTGTTGTCCTTGTGGGTGGCGTTGCGAAGGTCTGTGAAGCCTTGGCGCATCGCCTCGATTTCCTTGGGGCACGAGAGTAGGAACTCGCGCGGCACCTGCTCAATCGCTGGGGTGGCAACCATCCAAGGGGCGGCACTGCCTTCAAGCAAGGGGGTGGGCACCACGCCATAGACCGCCGCGGGCGATCCATCGACCAGCACCACGCGCCGGTATGTGGACTGCGCCCAGCCTGCCAAGATGGCCGCGCCAGGGTTGCCGCTGGTGATGGTCAACTCGATGCGATCGATCTCGCGCAACTCGTCGATGATCTGGTGCACCTGGGCCAGAGAGCCCGAGACGATTTCAATGCGCGCCATCGTCAGCCCTCGTTCACGGTCACCACGCGCACCACGGCGCGCACGTTGCAAGGCAAGGGGTCGTCGTGCGTGATCTCGACCGTGCCGCCACCCTTGTCCCAGCCCAGGCCCGCGACCTCGTGAATCCCGGTGAAGGGCTCGATGGATGCACCCAGGCTGGTGTCACCGAACGAGCGAAACGCCACCTTGTCGCCGTTGATGGTCAAGCCGATGGTGTCCAGAACATCGATCAGCACCTTGTTGACGCGCACGGCCGAGCCCTTGACCACGCCGGAGCCGCCCGAGACTTCGGGGGGGAGCAGTTTGACGCGCATGGCCAGAGGCAAACCGATCTCGATCGTGGTGGCGGGTCGCGCCAGGGTGACAGCGCCGCCCGTGACGATCTGCCGGGGTTGCGGCACACCATCGGCACGGATGGCCACGCTTTGCCCCTCCAGATGATCGAGCCCACTCCAGAGCGCGGCTGTGCCCGTGACGCTGCCGGTGATGGTGCTGTCGGTGTAGGCGCTTGGGTCAAAGCGCTCCAAGTACCGCTTGGTGGTGCCGTTGATCTGGCGCTTGACGATCAGCATGGTCATATCCGAATCGTCTGCCGGGATGGTGGCTGCTGACTCGACCACACCGCCGCCGAACAACTGGCGAGCCCAGCCGATCACCTCTTGGTCTCGGTCGAAAGTGCACGAGGCGATGGCGCCGTCCTTGCGCCAGGCGAACAAGAGCGTGCCGGGTTCCTCGTGCCAGGTCAGGCCAATGACGCCGGGCGCTGTGAGGTGGTCGGCCGTGATGCTCATGTCCGGCGCTGACCAGGCATCGGTCGATTCTTGGAATGCCGCCGCCCGCACACGCTTGCCGGTGCGCTGCACAAACAAGGCTTCGGCGCCGATCTTGATGGGTCGAACCTGCGCGCACCCTCGCGTGCTGCGGATCTTGGCGCGCACGTTGGTGGGCGTGATGGGCTTTTCGACGCCGCCATCGATGGTGAACTCGCCCGCAAACGAGAGCGCCACCAAGGATTCCATCGACATCATGTAGGTGATGGGGCTCACGTCGTCGCTCACAAGCTCAAACGCAAAGGCGTCACTGTCCAGGGTGCCCAGCTGGAAGTTGAAGAACTCACCCACTGCCGAACCCCAGATTGTTTGCGGGTTCGACTTGGTGCCCGCTGCCAGCAGCCGCTGGGCGTGAAATGTGCCGGTCGCTGGGTAGCCGTCATAGCTGTTCCAGGCGGGCGCCTCCAGGCTCCAGGCGTTGGCAATCGAAGCGCTTGCCGTGTTCAGCGCGACCAGCACCTCACCCGTTGCCACCGTCGTCGATGAGATGCCGGTGATGCGCACCAAGCCGGTGTTGATCGTCACGTGGCTGCCAATGTCTGTCGCACGCCAGCCAGCAGCGGACAACGTCAGGTCGATGCTGGAGCCCACAGGCCCGGTGCCGCTGGGTGTGCATGTGGTCTGCGGACTCATGGCCAGCGTCCACGTGTCCACGGTCATCAGGGCGTTGTCGAACTCGACAGCCACATCCACGGTCGCGCTGGTGGTGCTGTTGACGGCGGTGATCGTGGCCGAGCCTGGGCCGCACCAGATTTGCCGCCCCACATCAGAGGCCAGGAAGATCGAGCCAAAGGCATTGGCTGTGCGCCCGGCGCCCACGGTCTTGTCGGTCAGGGTGATTGATGCTCCCAGCCGCGCGCCCACCTCACTGAACGGCGCAGGTGAGAACGGCGCGCCATCGAGCACCCAGCGCAGATCGGAGAAGCGGCGCAGGCGGCGAGGCTGAACCGTGCGGCACCAGATGATCATGGTGTCGGCGCCTTGGCTGAAGTCGAGCGAATCAAGCACCGATTCGTCGTAAGGCGTGGCCACCTCAAACGCAACGCCCGGCGTGGTATCGACGCGGCCAGAGGGCTTGTGCACGCGCATGTACAGGTGTCCGAACTCCAGCCAGTACGCATCGGTGCGGCTGACCACAAAGCGCACGAGGCGAGCCTTGCGGTCTGGGTACTTGGCCTCGATGTGAAAGCGCGTCCCCCAGCGCTTGGAGAACCCGCCATGAATGTTCGGCCAGGCGTTCTCCATGACCTCCACTGCGGCGTTGTAGCGCTGCACATCCATGCGTGAGCGCATCTTGGGCGTGATCTCGCCCGAGGTGAAATTCGTCTGAACGCTGGTGATCTTGGGCATATCAGAACCCCCCGCCCGCATAGCGCGACTGCATGAGCGGGTCGTCGTCGATGCCGTCGGGCGTGCCCTCTTGACCGTCCATGTTCTTGGCCTGTTTCATGGCGCGCACTGCGGCCTGATCCAACGAATCGGCCAGGGCTGCCGAAGCGGTGATGGCGTAGGCCATCAGGGAGGCCATGCGCATGGTCAGGGCCTTGACCATGGCTGCATCCCACTGGTCTTCGTCCAGATCGGTGATGTAGGTCAGATTGATGCCCGAGGCGTCGGCCATGACCTTGCGGCCCTCGATCTTGTGTTCGATCGCTGCGCGGCCGAGCTGCACATCGAGCACGCGCAGGCAGTCGTTGGGCAACAGGAAGGCCGATTGCCAGCCAAAGGCAGGAGCATCAGCCAGGGGCGCCAGTTGCAGGCGGACAATGGCCGCATTCCAGGGGTGAGCACGCAAGAAGGCGCGGCGCTCATCGGGGTACAGGTTGGAGGCGAGCGTCGCCCCCTTAGTGCCCTCGGTGAAAGATGCGATGGGCTTGTCGCCCAGCATCAAGAGGGCCTGAGAGCAGATCGAAACGCTGGTGGCCATGATTGCCGTCCTCCATCAAAAAAGGGGAGCCGAAGCTCCCCAAGTTGCTGCTGAACTGCGGTGATCAGTTGGACTGCGCGAAAGTGGTGCGCACAGTCAAAGTGCCCGACGCGGTGGCCGCAGCAGTGAGCGTGGCCACGATGTCGTAGTCGATGCAGGGGTCAGCACTCAGGCCAGCGAGTTGCCACAAAGGCTGCTCGATCTTGGCGATGTCCAAGGTGAGCGACTCGTGCAGCACGTTAGTGCCGGTCAGGTCAGCCGTTGCCAGCGAGACGGCCGAGCCGAACAGCGCCACCGACACAACGGCGCCGCCATCCTGGGTGGTGCGGTAGATGCCAAAGTCGGCGGCGGCCGAAGTGATGGCGTCGCACAGCTTGATCAGCTCGCGCATCGAAGCATGCGAAGGCACGGTGGCCAGCACGTACTTGGAGCCGATGGAATCGCCGTTGGTGATCTCGACCGTGGCCACGTCGTCGTAGAGGCGACGGTAGCCAACAGTGAGGCCACCCTTGGCGGGCGGGGTGGAATCGCGGCCCGAGATGCGGGACGACTTGACGGTAACGACAGCCATGGTGGTGTCCTTTCAGTGTTCGAGGGTTGGTTCAGGCGCCAGATCAGGCGGTCAGGAAGTCGATGGCGACCACCTTCTTTTCGTCGTTGCGGCCTGCGCCGATGGACAGCCAGCCGTAAGCCTCGGTGGGGTGACCGCGCTTTTGCTTGTTCTCCGCCACATCGGTCTTGAAGTTGATGCCCACGCCCACTTCCACGCCCGACTTCGCCCAGGCCACAGCGCGACGTTCGGTCGAGCCGCCCGCGCCGTTGTCCAGCTTCTGGTAAGGGATCCAGGTGAAGCCCAGCCAGTTCTTGGCGACCGCACCGGCTTGCAGCATGTTGGTGGCCAGGTAGTCGGCGTGCGTCAGCGTGGTGTCAGACAGGATCTGGCGCACCATGTTGTCGTCGTAGGTGATGAACAGTTCTTCACCGTTGATCTCGTCGGACTCGTTCTTGCGGAACAGGGAGCGAGCAAAGATGGCCTTGGCCTTGGTGAAGGCCGTGCCACCAGCGACGATGATCTGGTCGCTGCCCAGCGAGGAAGTGCCGAACGCGTTCTCGCCGGTCTTGGTCACCACCGCATCGAGCAGGGCGCGATAGATGACCTTGTCCTTCAGGCGGTTGGCGGCATCGGCCAGCAAGCCGGGGTACTTGAACGAGGGATCGGCGGCCAGCTTGGGGATGTCGAAACCATCGACCACGATCATGGCGTCGTAGTCGCTCATGTAGACAACGCGGGTCGTGTTGTCCAGGGTCTGAGGGTTCTTGTCCTGATAGCGACCGGTGACGGGCTTCATCTCCGTGGTGCCCAGGCCATTGATCGTGAAGCTCGTGCCGTCGATCATGCCGCGGTCGATGGCGGCAGGCAGCAAGCGTGCGTCGCGCTGTGCCAGGGCGTCGCGGAAGCTGTCGTGAAACTGCTGCTTGAAGGCAACGGTGGGGTTTGCGAGAGACATGGTCTTTTCTCCTGAAGGGTGGTGAATCGCCGTTCAGGGTGTCCAGCCACTCGGGCCGGGCCTGCTGTCGTGGCGCGTGACCCGGCTACAGGTCGGCGGCTACGGGCATCTGTGGTGAGGGTGTCCGGCTGCCAGTCCGGGCCTCGATGGATGCACTGTGCGTTTGCTGCCGGTCAGGAATCCAGACCAGAAACGACAAAGCCCGC